TTTTAAGAAGTATTTTTGTCCTATAACGTACACCGCACCATTAAGCGGGTAGAAAACAACTTATAGCGCTGTAAGTTGAGTTAGTGGGGAGTAGCTCACCAAAGAGCGAGAGGGTAAACTTTAGTGGGTTGCACCTTCAAATATCCGAAAGGGGGTTATGCGAATAATGAGCGCATAGCCCTTTTTTAATATGTGAAAGGGGTTGATAGTATGGCCAAAGGCAATAAGGGCGGGAAGGGTAATCCAAAAGGCTCTAACAATGGTGGAGGCCCAAGAAACCAATATTATGCTAAAGAAATTGATAAGAAATTGCCAATCGTTGAAGGTTGGGCGAGAGATGGCGCAACAATTGAACAAATAGCAATCAATATTGGTATCAGACGGGAAACATTGTATAAATGGATGCGACAATATCCCGAACTTAAAGAGGCGATTGACAAAGGGCGAGAAATAACGGATCGAAGAGTAGAAAACGCATTATATAATAACGCAATGGGCCAGGAAGTATGGGAAGAAACTCAAGAATTAAGGCCAATTGTTATTAAGGGTGAAATTCAATATAACGAGGATGGCACAATTAAAGCGGAAATGGTAACAGTAGAGCGCAAGAAAAAGTTTATTCCAGGTTCAGCAACGGCCCAAATTTTTTGGCTTAAAAATCGTAAATCGAATGTATGGCGTGATAAGCAAGAAGTACAGCACAGCGGAAACATTGGGTTAGATGTTTCTTATTTATCGGATGATGATTTAGAAAAGGAATTAAAACGATTAGAGGCGTTAGAAAATGGCAATAAGTAGGGCAGATCAAGAAAAACGTTTAACTTTGCTAAGAGAAAAACGCATAAGGTTATCACGCCATGAATTATGGGAGTTTTGCAGAACAATTGACGATGATAAATTTTATAGCCATGAGAATTGGCATTTAAAATTAAATTGTTGGGTATTGCAAGCCCTATATGAAAGACGATTAACCAAAGAAAACTTTATTAAAGCCTCTTATGAGATTTGCCCTAATTGGTTTGTTAAAAGTAATTCCTTTACTGAATTAGTTGATCGTTTACAAGATGATTTTGTTTATAGAAAGTTAATGCAAAATCTACCACCAAGGCTAGGTAAAAGCCGTACATTGGTTAATTTTTGTAAGTGGGTACTTGGTAAGGATATTACAAATAAAATCATTACAGCCTCTTACAACGATGATATGGCGCAAACATTTAGCCGTTATACTAGGGACGGAGTAGAGCAACCAAGAGCTTTCCCGCATGATATTGTTTTTGAGGATGTTTTCCCAGGTACGAAATTAAAAGAGGGAAACGCCTCCTATAAAGAATGGGCCTTAGAAGGTAATTTTTTCAATTACAAAGGCGCAGGGGTTGGCGGTTCAGTAACGGGAAAAGGTTGTAATATCCAAATTACTGATGATCCTGTCAAAGATGCGAGCGAGGCGTTTAATGAAAACCGATTAGAAACAATTTGGACTTGGTATACAGGAACTTTTATGTCGAGGGCTGAACAAGATTCAATTGAAATTGTAAACATGACGAGATGGGCCAAAGGCGATGTTTGCGGGCGTATTCTTTCAAATGAAACGGAGAGTAAAGAATGGTTTATATTCTTACTTGAGGCTTATTACGAAAAAGAAGATCAATATTTATGTCCTGCATTACTTGGCGAAGAACGTTATAAGCAATTAAAAAGGAATGTTGAGCCGAGTATCTTTGAAGCTAACTATCATCAAAAGCCCGTAGATGTGAAAGGGCGATTGTACCAAGGTTTTAAAACCTATGATAATTTGCCTCATGACGAGGAAGGAAACTTACTCATAGAGGGAATTATTGATTATACCGATACAGCAGATACAGGAAACGATTTTTTAGCAAGTATTGTTGCAGGTGTTTACAAAGGACAAGCTTACGTTTTAGATGTTCTTTACACTAAAGAAGCTATGGAAACAACAGAGCCACAAACAGCAAAATTATTATTCGATAATGAGGTACAAATTGCTTATATCGAAAGTAATAACGGAGGCCGAGCGTTCGCCCGTAACGTTGACCGCTTGTTATGGGAAAATCATAAAAGTAGATCAACAACTATTGAATGGTTTCACCAATCGAAAAACAAGCAAGCTAGAATATTAGCAAACTCTAATAACGTACAGAAAAACATTTATTTTCCTGTTAATTGGGCTACAAAGTGGCCGTTATTCTATAACGCATTGATGAATTACCAAAAAGAAGGTAAAAACAAAAATGACGATGCGCCCGACGCTTTAACGGGTTTATTTGAAATGATAGACGGCCCAAAAGTGAGGGTAAGAGTTTTATAAATTCATATAAAAAGGGGATGTTTTGTTATGTCAATGGTAGTCGATTCTATGAAAATTACAGGTAAATTACGAGTTAAACAGTTTAGAAATGGCGAACTAGTAAAAGACAGCGGTTGGATGAATAACGTTATTACAACAGCAGGTAAAAACGCATTAGCGAGCTTGTTAAATAGTGCAAGCGCAGGGACAAGTTGGGTAACGCATATTGGCTTTGGTACATCAACAACGGCTGTAGCTGTAGGTGATACGGTACTAGGAGCAGAGGCAAGCGGGAGTGGGTACGCAAGAGCAAGTGTAACACGTTCAAACCCAACAGCAAACGTTATTCAATACGTAGCGACATTACAAAATATCACAGCTTCTATAACATTCCAAGAGGCGGGATTATTTAACGCAAGTACAGCAGGCACGCTAGTAGCTCACCAATTATTAGGAGCGCCTTACACGTTAGCACAATCAGCGGATAGTTTACAGGTTACATGGCAAGTTACAATTAACTAAGGGGTGATAATATGAATTATTACTTAGTTGATAAAACAGGGGACGGAACGAGAAATACACCTTTCAGACCTAATATTACTGATCCGACTATTTCTTATGTTTGTTTAGAGGTTGGTAATCAATTCTTAGTAGGAACGAATGATTTTTTAGTAAACACTCAAATAACTAACTTAGAAACATTTTGTAATGATAATTCAATCAATTACCAAGATGTTTTAAAGTGGTTTGTAGGTGATTAAATGACAACTTATTTATCAATGAACGGTACAAGCGACTATTTGCAATTACCAACTATGACAATGAAAAAATTTGTTATAGATGCGTATTGGGAATTGCCCGCAACTAATTACCATATGTTATTAGACACTAGGGTAGGCGAAGTAAACGGGTATGTTTATGCCATGGCGGATGGTTCAACTATTAGCGCAGGAGCAACTTTTTCTTTATCTCCTGCAATTACATTTAATACTAGGCAAACAGTTACTTTTAATGCGATTAATAATATTGATGGTAACGGAAACTTTACCGACAATCCGACTATTTTCGCTAATAATACAGGCGGGGAAAATTATAAAGGTAAAATTTATAGTATTAAGTGTTATAACGCTAGTAACGTACTAATTGCTAATTACGATATGACAACAGGAACAGTACAAGACCAAACAGGAAACGGAAACCATGCAACTTTAACAGGTGGCACATGGCTAAATTATAATGTTTTAGTTTCCGATTCATTTAATAGAGTTAATAATACAACTTCACTTGGTACAACTGATTCTTACGCAGGGGGAACGGCTAAAGCGTGGCAAATATTCGGTAATGCGGTATACGGCATTAACAATAACCAAGCGTATGTATCACAAATTGCATCTAGTGGGCATGGATCGGCTTATGTCGAAGTTAATAAAGCAGATGTTGCAATAACTGTTACATTTTCGAATATTGATCCTGCTGAATTTCCGAAAATAGCCTTCCGTATTGTAGATGCTGAAAATATGCTAATGTTAATGGCTGATACAGGAACAGGTAATTATCTTTTATACAAATATGTAAGCGGATCATCAACAGATATTGCAACAGGAACAACTTTTACAAATGGTGATACTATCCGAGTTGAAGCAAGTGGATCAAATATTAAAGTATTTAAAAACGGTACAAACATAATAAATGTTACTGAAACTAGTTATCAAACAGCTACAAAGCATGGGTTAATGCTTTATAAATATCCAAATTCAAGATTGGACAATTTCATTGTTGAAGATTTAGCAACGGGTAATTCGTATACCGTCAATTTATCTGATTCAATTAGTTTATCTGATTCAATTACTAATAAAACAGTAACGAGTAAAAAAACGTTAACTGATTCACTTTCATTAGTTGATAACCCAATTGTAAAGCGAGCTACTTATAATAAATCATTAGCGGATACAATCACATTAACCGATTCATTAAGCAGGCAATACTCAGCTTTAAAATCATTAGTCGATTCAATAGCGTTAACCGATTCTATGAATAGTAATTTTTCTAACGGGGTTAGAACTTACCAAGTTACGTTAAATGATTCAATTATTTTAAGTGATTCAATTAATAAACGAATAACGGTTGTTAAAACACTAAATGATTCAATTACATTAAGTGATACATTAAATAAACAAGTTTCATCTAAAAAAACATTAACAGACACAGTTAATTTAGTTGATTCAGTAACAGGGAATTTGATCAAAGTGAATAATTACCAGGTTACATTGCGTGATTCAATTAGCTTAACGGATCATACAGACGATACATTCTTTACGTATGAGCAATTATTAATAACAACATTTACAGTTAATCAAAATTTATCGTTAGATTTTACGATTCAACCGAATATAGAAACAGAATTTAAAATTAATCAAAAGCTAGAAACAACCTTCATAATTTAGGGGTGATATAATGCAAGTAACAAAAGGGGATATAGGGAATAAATTATCTTTTACCGTTAATGACAATAAGGGCGCTGTAGATTTAACAGGGGCAACCGTAACGGCTTATATTAGCGTTAATAACGGGGCTTTCATAGAAAAGCCTGCAACAATCTTAAATGCTGTAGGTGGTCAATGTAGCGCCGTTTTTGATGGTGATATATTTACAAAGCCAGGTTTTGCATATGTGAGGGTAAAAGTTTATTACTCAGCTACAAAATATTTCTTTAGCGAACTACAACAAATAACTATTGATAATTAGGCGGGTGATGAAATGGGTTTAAAAGATTGGCTTTCACGAAACACGAAAGCGAGCGCAACAACAGGGGCTATTGTTCGGTTTTTCAGCGGTCAAGCCGTATGGACACCAAGAAATTATGAAAGTTTAGCAAATGAAGGCTTTATACAAAATGTATGGGTTTATCGTTGTGTTATGGCAATTGCTCAAGCAGGCGCAGGCGTGGAATGGAACTTATACAACAAAAAAGGGAAGAAATTAACGGAAATAGAAGATCATCCTTTATTGAATTTACTTTATAAACCGAATGAAACGCAAAGTAAACAAGAATTTATGGAGGCTGTAATTGCATTTGGTTTATTAAGTGGAAATATCTACATTGAAAAGAATGGACCAAATGACGGAAGGGTGACGGAATTATGGCCTTTACGTTCGGATCGTATGACAATTACACCAGGAAATGTATTAGGTTTAGTTAGTAAATATACGTATACCGTAGGCGCTCAACAGGTTTATTTTGAGCCTCAGAAGGTAATACACCTAAAGACATTCCATCCGTTAAATGATTTATACGGCTTTTCTCCAATTGAGGCAGGAGCTAGAGGAATTGACAACGATAATCTAGCGAGTACCTGGAATAACAGCCTATTAAACAACGGGGCAAGACCTAGCGGGGCGATGGTAACGCCTAGTACATTAGGAGAGCCACAGTATGACAGGTTAAAAGAAGAATTAAACGCAAGTTATAAAGGTGCTTCAAATGCAGGGCGTTTCATGTTATTAGAAGGCGGTTTAGATTGGAAAGAGATGGGCCTATCTCCAAAAGATATGGACTTTATTGAATCTAAGAAAATGAGCCGTTTAGAAATTTGCACAGCCTTTGGCGTACCGCCTGAGATCATCGGAATAGGTGAACAGAAAACATATGCCAATTATGCAGAAGCTAGAAAAGCGTTTTATATGGATACTGTATTACCTCATTTAGACCGTATACGAGATAAATTTAACTCAGAATTAGCGCCTTTATTTGGTGACAATCTATACTTAGATTATGACAAAGACACAATTGAAGCATTGCAGGAAAACAACAACGAAAAGGCAACGAGAATTAGAGCAGATGTCCAAGCGGGCTTAATAACTGTCAATGAAGGGCGTTCTGAGTTAGGATATGAAACGTTAAAAGATGGCGATGTATTATATATTCCTAATACATTACGAGTGGTTAATAATAAAGGTGAAATTATCTATCAACCTGTTCAACCACAGCAACAACCTTTAAACGATCCGAACAAGGACGGGCAAAAACATTTTTTTATGAAGGCCTTTAATTTGGAAAGTGACGAACAAAAAACAGATTTTTGGCACAGTATGGAAAAACGCCGAGAAACTTATTATAAAACGGTCACTATGCAAATTCAGAAATATTTTAAAAATGAGCATAAAGCCATTTTAAAGGCGTTTGAGAGTGATGGAATAAAAGGTATTGAAGATACTGTAAAAACGCAAATGAAAGAGTTTGCTAAGGTTATAGAGGCTATTAATCAAATGGTTATACAAGACTTTGGACAAGTAACATTTGACCAATTGAAAAACGAGGCAACAGACTTAGAGATTAAAATATTTAAAGATTTATTTAATGTTTTTGCTAAGAATGTGCAAAATTGGATAAAAGGTAATGTTGCTCAAAAAGTTGTTTTAGTATCTGATACGACAATCAAACTATTAAAAAACATTGTTGATATTGGACAAGAAAACGGCGAAAGCATACCACAAATAGCACAACGTATTGACGAATTATACTTAGATCAAATTATTCCTAATCGTTCAACAGTCATTGCACGAACTGAGGTTATTAGTTCAAGTAATGCGGGTAATCATTTTTCAGCAGAACAGACAGGGCTAGACCTTCAAAAAGAATGGGTT